GATTTTGTTCCAAACTTTTTGGCAAATGCTATGGAATATTTGGAGCGTCTAGTAGTTTTCTCAGGATCACCAGGCAATTTCTTCCAAGCCTTAGGATCAGAATCAGAACGAGCCTTTCTATCAGCAAACTGCTTTACTCTAGCCTTGGCGTCTGCTTTACTCAACCCTGAAACATATTTCTTGGGAAGTCCTGTTTCCTTATCTTTTGGACTTGCGCGTGCGGCATCTTCACTCACGATAAACTCCTCATTTTTAGATTCTGGTTTAGCGGCTGACATATCTTTTGGATCTACCTGCATTCCTGTTTGACGCAAGAAGCGAAGACCAATAAGAACTTTGTATTCCATATGACTTCGGTTAGCCAGAGAAAACTTTACATTCTTGTACTCACGACCACCAAACTCTACATCCATCAAAACTATCGGACGAATTTCTCGTTCTTCTGTTCCGCCGCGCTTAATCTTAATACGACTAACGATAGTCTTGTTTAAACTCTTACCGTTTATCTTAAACGAAACTGTGTGATTCTTTTCGTTAATCTTTATATCTGTAGCATCAATAGAATTGTAACCGCTGTTGCCGGTATCAATCTTTGCGTTGTATTCTACACCATCAACAGTAATACTTTCACTAACAGCCACATTACTGAATAGTTTCCAGTTTGACTTGTTGCTTACATGCTCAATCAAAGCGTCCATCAAGCCTTGTCCTTCAACTTCTTCGGTTGGCTTGCCGTCTTTGTAAAGTGTATAAACATTACCGCTTCCTGGCGAAGCGTTCATTTCAATAATGTAAGGTTTGCCGTCTACAACCACATGGTCAACACCAACATAATAACACTTGCTTACCAAAGCAACCTTTTCCACAAGTTCAATCTCTTCTGGACTTAGTTTAAATGCTCCCCCTGAGGAACCCCTAGCAATATTAGTTCTGAAATCGCCTTTAGCCTTGTCACGCTTTGCACAGGCGAATATCTTGCCGTTGAGCACGATTGAACGAACATCGTTCTTGAAACCTGGCAAAAACTCTTGGAGGATAACTTCTGCACCAAACTTCCATAGAGACTGAAGAACAGAACGCAAAGACTTTTCGCTTTCAATAATTGAAACGCCAATACCTTCTGCGCCTGTAACAGTCTTAACCACAACAGGATACTTTCCGCCAATAGCCTTCATAGCATTTGCCACTGAATCTTCATTGGAAACAAATGCAGTTCGTGGGTGTGGCAGGTTATACTTCTGAAGGGCTAGAGCAGTCTGCAACTTGTTTGCACAAATCTCCATAGCACCCTTTTCGTTAACCATGAACACACCATTGTTCTGTAGAATTGTAGCGAGACCAATACCAAGTTCAGAATTCATTACACCGCCACGCACAAAACATAGGGTGTTCTGTGGTTTAATCACAATCTTCTTGGTGTCTTCGCCTTCAGTAATTTGAATGGTAACTTTATCGCCGCTGGCTTCCATTGAATTGATGAGAGCATACTTCATCTTGATTACATGAAATTCTATGCCCTTTTTCTTGCAGGACTTTTCCATCTTCTCAATTGAAGAGCCTTCTGTGCCACCTTCAGCAGAAGTCAAGCAAAGCAAAGTTACATCAGATGACTTTTCTTCCCATAGCCATTCTTCTTTTAATTGCATGCCCTTCTTGACTGCCATGAAAATCTTCTTGGCTTCAGCATCCTTCACATGCGCGGGTACGCCTGCGCGGAACGCATCAAAGTCTCCGTCAAATACTGCTTTACGCATCTTGGATGCTGACATGCCTTGCACACCTTCTGCATCAGGATCACGAGCACCAGCACTAATAACCTTGAAATCCGAGAACTTGTAGCCCTCGGTACTCTTGGGATCAAGATCAATGTATTGCTTAATCTTGTTGTATTCTGCCACATGATCTGCGCCTGTGACAATACGAACTTTAGTGTAGCCAGCATCGCTCAACTTCTGTGCAATAGCATAAGGTCCTGCAACCGTCTTGCCGTCCTTGTTTGGAAAAGGTTTTGGCATCAGTTGAAACTTCATCTTGGGAAAGAACTTCTTTAAAGTCTCAAGTTTAGTTTTTGCGTCTAGCGGATTCTTCTTTGGATCTTGCGAGTAGGAAGCGTAAATGCAAAACTCAGCACCAATCTTTTGGGCTTCTTCCATCACCTTGTTTACAAGAACTTCGTGTCCTGTGGTTGGTGGATTGAAGCGTCCAACACCAATAACTATAGATTTCTCTTTCTTAGGTGCTTCGGTAATGATCTGTGTAATTTTTTTCACTTCCATTCCTTTGCTAGATTAAAGTTGTTCTTGGAGAACTCGTTGCGATCAACAAGTTTCACAATACTACATGTCTTACCACAAACTGCTACGAAACCTTCAGGTGCGGTTGGACGATATCCGTCCTTGTCTGCAATAAAGGTTGAGACACTTTGGGTAAGAGAAAGTTTAGAGATAACCAAACTCTTAGCCTTGGCTATGAGTGCGTGAAGTGCAAATAGTTTATCAATTTGAGAAGCGTAAGCCTGTAGATACTTGGTGATTCTCGCGCCTTTTTCCTGCTTCTCTTTCTTCTTAACTTCAGTTTTTAGTGCGTCTGCTTCAGTAGCAAGACGAGCCTGAATGAATGTTGCAAGACCGTTTGTGGTATTGTTTGAAAGTCCTGCTCGTACTGTGGCGTTGATATACTGCGACACATACTCGGATGCTTCACTCTTGTTGAATGAACCTAAAGCAGACTTCAAGTTCTTGGCTTCCGCCTCAATCTGTTTTGTGAGAACAGCAATCTGTTTTTCTTCTGAGGTTTGAAGCAAAAGATTCTTTGGTAGAGTTGGAACCTTGGCATCCACAACCCATACTCCTGTGGATGTTCCCATTGCAGGAACACCAGGCGACCATGATCCGCGCTCTTTAGGATCGCCACTACCACTCCATTTAGTATGGAACACAATACCAAACTTAGCAGCGGCTACTTCTATTCCTGTGGGACTATCCGCAGGAACAGCGTATGTAATTGTGTTAGGACGGAAGGTGATGTAACTCTTGCCGTCAATAGTTTCTTTTTTCTTCTCGCCTTGTGTAAACAGCAAGTCGCCCCAAACCATGCCCTTGATGTTTAGTGGCTTTAGATACTTTAAAGCGTCTATTAGTTTAGCAACCACACCACCTTCGTGGTTGGCTTTGATATCTGCTTCTGTATAGTTAACTTTTGAAGTCTTAGAAAAGAAAGACTTGGTAGCCACAAAGAACTTTTTAGTGTCAGGATGAATGCCTGCAATAAGAGCAGGAGCCCCGTCCCATTTTGTGGATACATTCAAAGACGGAACAGCCTTTCCTGTTGAGGAAACGCCGCTAACAACATCTTTTAAAATTTTAATGGATGCTTGTAACCCATCCCAACCCTGCTCAAACATACCGTCTTCAAGGTGGCTAATGTGACCACCTTTGTTTTCTTTAACGGCTTCTGTTATGGATTCAGGAGTTGAAAATGAAGAAAAGTTTAGCATATAACATATTTATGCTAATCTTCACTCCTCCTCCACCCATCTTGACCAAGTTTTCGGGCCCATATGGTCAATGATAGTCATTACAATCATCTTCCTGTTGGGAACAATAGGAGGCTTGGCTAGAGGCATCTTGGCTTCCTGTGGAGTTCGGTTAGCCTTCCTGTAGTTGCATCTACGGCAGGAAGCCACCACATTCTTCCACTCAAACTTACCACCACGGCTAGCAGGCAACACATGGTCAATGGTTCCGTTGGCGGCATTCAAGGTGCAACCACAATACTGGCATTCAAACTTGTCACGACGAAACACTCCTTTACGAGTTGCTCCCTTGACCCTATACGGCAGGTTCACATACTCCACCAACACAATTGCGGTGGGTAGTTCATAGTGCCCTCGGGGTGTGGGAATACGATAGAAGTCATCGTGACCATAAGGCTTGGCGGCTTTTCCTGAACACAGGAGATTAACCGCCCGCTTCCAATCAATCACATTTAAGACTTCCTCGCTAGCGTTTAGGAGGAGAACCTTCAAGGTTTAGCCCTTCAGAAGTTGAGGGTTGGTGTCCTGTTCCATCTCTTGATTGAACAGATTGATTTCTTCCTGCTCATCCTTAATGATGGCATACACTTCGCCCTTGAAGCAAATAGCCAGTGCATCATCATTCTCTGTCATAAGAGTAATGTATCCACCAACAACTACACGATCACCCTTTTGAATTGGGAAAGGATCGGGCTGACGAGCAAAAGAAAAGTTTCTTCCATCGCCGCCAACAGGCTGAGGAGCAAATGGTTGCTGTCCTGCGGAATAAACAATTCCTTCAAAAGCCTCACCTGGCTTAATCTTAGTGCGATCAACTTTTACGATAACATAATCAGTGTTTGGAATAAGCATTGTATTTTCTCCTTTAAGTATCTAGTAGGAGTGCCAGGATTCGAACCTGTTCCAACCGGGTATAAACCGATCTGGGCCAACCAAAGACCCCCCACTCCCATTATTCTTTCTCAGTATTCTCCATCACAAGAACCACGCGAGACTTCTTGTTTGCAACATGACCCGATTCTGTCTTGATGAGATAGTTACTCTTTTGCCGATCATCATCGTGACCAAGACGATAGTTAATTTCTGTCAGAACATTTCCATTAACAACAGGAGTAATATTGTCAACAAGCATGGCAACAATAGTCTCCGACAAGGCTGCTGCGGTAGCCTCGTTTGTGTTCAGGGGAATATCAATGTGAAGTCGGAACATGTGTCTATTATATCTCTTATTACTGATGTGTCAAGACCAATCAGCAAAATCTCTCTTTTTAAATTTGTCGGTCATGCGTTCACGAAAACTTTTAAATTCTCCTGTTTCTTCATCTTCATCGGTCTTTTCAGGCATGTTAATAATTCCGCGTTGAGCAGATTCATCCAAGTCAAAAAGTTTCATTTTGCTGCGATCAATACCAACCACGAATCGGCGATTTGCCGCAGGATCAGCATAACGATTCTTAAGTTGCTTAATCATAATTTGACCAAGCCCCTGAAGTTCTTCGGTTGAAACCAAGGCAAACATGAAATCGGCGGTTTGTGGTAGACCGAACGATTCGCTGGTATCAGTTAGTTCAACATCCGTGCTAGAGAATCCTGAACGATTGGTTTGTGTTGCAGTAAAGATAGGCACACCGGTTTCAACCGCAAGACCGCGCAACTCTTCAGCAATTGCCTTGATAAAGGTGTACGAATTCACCGTGGCACTTTGCTTCATGCGAGCCGACGCACAGATATTCAGGTAATCAATAAAGATAATCTCAGGTGTAAAATTACGCTTGAGACGAAGTTCATCTAATAGATGCTTGAAGTGCATGGCACTTGCTGTCGCGGTAGGATACTCTTTGATAATGAGTTTACCTGTAGTTTGTTCCATGATACGATTCAATTTTCGGTCGTAGATATCCTTGGGCAAAGCCTTCAGATCGTCTAGAGCGGTATCCATTAGATTAGCATCAATACGCTCTGCAATTCGCTCTTCTGCCATTTCGCAAGTAATGTACAAAACATTCTTGCCTTGCATCAGACAGTTAGCCGCATGATGACACAAGAATAGAGACTTACCGACACCAGTGCCTGCGAGACATACATTCAAGGTCTTGTAAGGCGTACCGTTGTTTGTAATCTTGTTAAGCAGATCAATATCAAACGGAATACGCTTCTCTACGGTATGATAGAAGTGATATCGCTTGTCTGCATCTTCAATGAAATCGTGACCGATATGAGTATCAAAACTAACTGCAAGAGCAGTAGAAAGGATACTTGGAATAGCAGTCTTCGTTTTGTCTTTGGACTTTCCATCAATAATTTGAATGGATTCCATGATGCCATTATAGAGTGCCTTTTCTTTGCAGAACTCTTCGGTATTGTCTAGCAACCATTGAGTTTCCAACTTATCGTGAGTCTTGAATGACTTGATGATATCCCGAATAACCTTGAATTCAGTTTCGCTTAAGTTGTCTCGCTTGCTCAAATCAATAAGAAGACTCTCAACTGTGGGCTGCTTGTTGTACTTGGTATAAAAAGTACTGATACAATCGTAGATGACTCGCTCATCCCGCTCTGTAAAGTATTCAGGCTTTAAAAACGGAAGAACCTTGCGCCCGTACTCTTCATCGTGGAGTAGAGTTCGCAGAATGAGAATTTCTGTTCTATCGTTAGTCATTAGTCCTAATATACAGCCAAACGGCTGAAAGTCAAGAGAACTTCTTTACACAATCCAAAATAAAATCAGAGCAAACGGCTCCAAAACCAGTATTGTTGTAAGACTCTACCGATTCTTTAGAAAGTAGAGGAATGATGCACTTAGAATTCATACGATTTGTTAAATCGTGTGACCAAATCCAACCATTACTTACAAGTGTGAACCTATCGGATTCGTGGCAAAAATACCGAACAGGTTGCATTAAAGGTCTTTGAAAAATCCATTGGAGAGCGGCGTATTCCTTGACATGAACCCAAAGGCGTTCACGGCGTTGCCAAAGCCACTCCTCGGTCACAGGATACTGAGCGTAATCGTGACCTAGATGAGGCTGTTCATTCTTCATACGCAAATCTATCTCTACATCATAACCTGCATCAATGGCTTCTTGAATGTAATCCAATGCGTTTTCACGCTCAGGAATAATACCGTCAATGTTTCCTCGGTGAGAAATGTAAATCACGGTAGTTCCTCAATTCTAACGCTTTTGTCTTCAATAAACAAATCGTAATACGGTTTGTCGCAACGCAGATCGTGATATCTTGCTCCCCAATCCTCTAACTGCTGCTTGGTTAGATCATACCAATCTATTCCACTTCGGCTTCCACGAGCAGTCCAATAGATGATAGTATTTCCCTGATCGTAGAGAGCGTTCACCTTCTGAATGTTCTCAATGATAGGCTTTGCTTTCTTATACTCTCGGGGATGATCTGGAGTAATGCAAATAGTTTCATCAATATCCACAAATATAATTTTAGTCATTATGATAAGCATCCCAATAAAAATAACAACTCATCAAATCATCTATGCTCTTTACTTGCTTTCCCTTTACAATGGTTGCCCACGCTTCAAAGTTCTCTACTTCTTCAGGAGTTCCAAATACAGTAACAAAAGGAGTATCGTAGTATCCAACCTTCAAAGCATCTTGAATTAAAAGATTATACACCAAGGTTACATAGAACTCGCCATTGTATTGAATCCCCTTCTCCATAGCAAGATCAAAATACTTCTTGATATACGAACCCTTCTTGAAGTAATACACTCCTGTGGAGGCGTGTTCATTCATAGGATTATCTGTATAGCAAGCCTTCTCTTTAATTTCTGAAAAGAATGGCGTGTTTGGAATATCTTTAACAAAAGCCATCTTAGTTTGTGCTAAAGTGTGTGGGTGGAATCCGCTGTGTGTAAGAACACATCCGTCCATATCATAACGATGCACATGATCTTCAAAATGATAACGATCCCAAAGATATGGATTGTCACAATACGAAACAATAACTTCTTCGTCGTCCTTAATGTGTTCGTAAACTGCCCTCACAGTCCAAACAGGGCCCAACTTGTGTTGAGGCATAGAAACGATAGTTGCATTGGGCTTTAGCGAAAGCAACACATCTCGCATATCAGTTGTAGCAAGATGCGTATCATTGCATATGAATACAAATTCGTCATCCTCATCATCAAACATCTCTAGAATGTATTCAATGATGCGCTTTCCATTCACACGAATAAGAGGTTTGGGGTCAGGATATCCCTTCTCAACAAACCGATTTCCGGTTCCTGCCATCGGCACAATAATCTTCATACTAAAGCCTTTCTAAATTGTTCAGACGACAGGTTGTTTAATTTCTGCACTTCTTCGGAACTCAAAAAGTTTGGTGTCAGGCAAGCACCAGTCATCAGATGTAGTATGTAGTTGTTTGTTGATGACATTTCGTTTGGAAAAACGGCAGCATCTGGAAAAAGAGGAAGATTTATTTTTGAATCTTCAAAATCCAATAAACTATCCACATGATTTACCAACCATCTTTTGCAACGATTGTTTATTTTCTCAGTAATCTCCATAGCATCTTCATGGGTTTCTGCACCAACAATCAATCCATGATTCTGAAGGAACAAAACATTATTACCTGTTTGTTTTGGAATTATCCTGTTGACTAATTCATATCCTGGTGTTGTGTATTCCACAAACTCATATGGGATATCCTTAAACAAAGTTTTTAATAATCCTTCTCCTTCAATACTACACAATAGAGCATTTAGATGCACAGGGTGCGTGTGTATCACAACTTTGTTTGGTAGTGAAATATGGAATCCTGTTTCCATAGATGGGCGGGATTCACCAATCTTCTTGGAACTATTGATGTAAGTATTGTAATGAATCTCATCTGTGAATGCGGTGATTGCTTGGGAATTTATATCACAAACACAAAACCCGTGATACAAATTGATATCTCCCATCTTTGCACCAGAAGATTTTATAATCATACCACCATCAGATTTAACAGATACATTACCTCCCCTCCCCTGAACGAGAGAAGGATCTAATCCTAGCCATTTACAGATTTGCAGGAACTGACTAGCAGACTCATAAAAATCTTTCACCAATTTCATAAACGCTTCTCCCTTTCCTGTTACAGAAAAGTACAGCAAAGAAATTGCGTAATGTTGATCCTTGGTAAATTTTATAATTACATCAGCATTATGTTTTTGTGGAGTTATGAAATTGTTTTCATCTCCTTGTCGTCTTTGCAAAGCATCCAAAACTTCGGATTGGTTATATCCTCGTTTCTTTGTATCGCGTTTAAATTTCCATTCAATCTTCAAGTCTTCGTCTGTATCCACATAGATGCTCAAATCAGACATCTCTAATGTTGGCTTATGATAAAGAGCATGCAACCCTTCGTAAATAATATTTGATTTTGGTTCTATGGTTACAGCAGAATCAAATTTTCCCGTGTCGTGATTATAAAAATTTCTTTGAATTGATCTGCCTTGCTTTAATTCAGAAAGATGTGTGTAACCCAATTCTAAATCGTTAGCATCAGGATTTAAATGCGTAATAGTCTTCCATATGGGATTTCCCCTTTCCCATTTGTGAAGATCATCTCCGCTAAGGCAAAGACAATCCTTTGTTCCAAGAACACTTTGAATTATTCTGGATATTGTGGTTTTACCCACACCAGAACTACCTGAAATGCAAATTAGATTCATACCATTCTCGCGGTCTCTAGAATCCTCATCATTGCTTTGAATTGTAGAGCATAAGGTCTCATACAATGTATATCAATATATCCACCATTAGAAAGTTTATCTTTATCGTAAATGTAATCTACACCATTCCATCCACGACAATCATTAGAGCAGCGAACACTATCTCTATCAATATATCTTTGCTTGGAATCTAAAAGATAATCACGACCATGAAATACTATTTGAGATGATTTTGCCGCTTTCCATATTTGCTGACTTGTATATGTTTCCTCTGCACACCAATAGTAATCGTGTATATCACCCATACCTTGAATATTTTCATTTAAGACTTTTACTCTTATCCCATAAAGATTTGATTCTGCAATGTATCTAACGGTTTCTCGGAATGATCTCTTAAGAAACAAATTTAAGAATGTACTTCCTTTAGCAACATGATAATAGCCAGGCAAATCCCCACCTTTTGTCAGATTGTCCGCTTTACTTCCTGTTTCTAGAAAATCATCGTATGCTCTAAGATGTAAATAATCAGAATCAGGAATATTCTCTATCTCTTTTGTAAAATATTCTGTTTGAAGTGGTAGTGTATCCACATCTCCTATGAGATAGGTCTTTGAGGAATCCAATTCCTTAACCAAATCACACGCTAAAAATTTAGCGCAAGTAATCTGAAGAACTGGTGGTAAATCGGAAAAGGGTTGAATTTCATAAACCTTACCGTATGTCTCATCAATAGATGAACTTTTCTTATCTCCAAAGAAAAGGCATATCGGTTCAATACCAAATCTAGTCTTCCAAATTTTGGCTTGTATATTCCAAAACGGAACAAATGGAGCAGAGCAACTAAACAATATAGAATCTATTTTCATATCATACCTGCAATCTGCAAAATGTTCATCATAGCCTTTTCCTGCTCATGGTATGGTCTGTGACAATGTAAGTCCATGTAACCTTTATTCTTTAAACGGGTTTCGTCATAAAGATAATTAGATCCTGTCCATTGAGGAATCCATTTGCCGTTTGAATCTGTGAGTCTACCGACTCTATCAATCTTCTGATTCCAAATATGATATTCTTTGCCGTAAAATTCTTTAATAATGCCTTTCTTCAAGCCATACCAAATGTTTTCCGATGTATAACTTTCCTCGGCAACCCAAAACCCTCCGTGAATTTCTTTGTTTAGAGTCTTTTGAGATTCTTCTGTATAGAAACCATATCTCTTTGATTCCATAACATATCGCAAAACATCTTCAAACGATTTCTTATTGAAGAATAGAGATTCAAAATATTTACCTTTAGCCACATGATAGTGACCAGGAAGATCATATCCACCGTTAACAGCACCGCCCAATTTCAAGAATGCGTCAGAAGCCATGCCAGGAAATCCATCAGGCCTCATTCCTGCACGCATCTGAGCGGTTAGTGTATAGTTTAGATGCACATAAGCATCATCGGGGATATTTGGAAGATCACTCAAGAAGTATTCTGTCTGTAGTGGAATCTGATCCATATCTCCAATAATCCAAGTTTTATCAGGTTCAGTTATAGGATGGTGGAACTTGCCGAATTGTAATTGAATGATATCAGGCAGATCAGGATCAAACTTCTTTTCAACAATCTCCCCGTATTCTTCAGACATATTGCACTTACTTTTGTCGCCGTACAACAAACAAACAGGGTCTACACCAAACTTGGTCTTCCAAATCTTTGACTGTATGTTCCACCAAGGGCTAAATGGTTCCGAGCAACTAAAAA